TCTTTTTTTTCAAAGACATTATTGCAAATTTTCAATCTGCTTTTTGCAGGGATCAATTTTTTACACCAAAAGAAAAACCCTGCACAATGGCAGGGCTTCTCTTATGTCAGGGCACGGGGGTTAAATTTTTAACTCATCAATTATTTTTGTAGCTGTTTCAAAAATGTCATTTAATGAATTTCTAAATAAAGATTTAGTTTTGCCGTCTCCCCAGCCATCAATATATTTGATGTTAAAGTCTTCACAGTCAAGCCCATAAAATTGGCTAACAATATAAGCTACACTTTCAGCTTCAACTTCAGCAATATCTCGGCATTCTTTATAATTAATTTTTTCATGCATCAATTTGTGGGCTAACTCGTGCAATGAAACTGATGCTTTCATTTTCATATCAAGCCCTTCTTGAATTTGAATTAATTTATTTTCAAAAAGTGTAAAGCCGTTGGAAGCATCACGGTAATTTTTAACAATGAACTGCCAACCATCAGCTTCAACATAATTTTTTACGGCATTGAATATGTCAGCCCCTTCTGTACCTTTTAATTTTTTTGGTAGTCGTGGGTCTTCAACTGCTATGCCATCATCGTTTAATGGCTCAGTGTCGGTTATGTCAAACACATGATATGCCCAGAAGGTTGTATAGCTAACCTGTAGGTCTTCCTCTTCCTTCTTGCTCTCAACTTTTATATTTTTTTGAATTGGTCTAATTTGTTCAATTCTTGTTGGTCGGGTACGCTCAACGCATGAGCAGTCAACATTTTTAAATGCCCTGCAAACAGTACAAGCTACAACAATACGGTTTTTTTCAATCCATTGTTTATAAGTAGCTACTATTTGAGCATCGGGCTTCGTAAAGTAAATTAACATTGTATTGTTAAAACTTCTGCCCTGATAAAAGCCCGACATATAATTTAAAAATTGTTTTAGCTGTTCCTGATCAACAACAACGGAAGACAGTTTTTTGTCTAAGCCATCAACAATTCCTTTTACAATTTCCTTATTGGAAACTTTATTTTTCATAGTTCCTCCCTGAACAATACTTAATTAAATTATAAACTAACTAAGAATTATTTGCAAATCTCGGCTATGCAGTTTTAAAAACCGAGATTGAGATTAAATTTTAATGTTAATGAGTAGTTGTAAGCCCGTATTTATTTTTCTCTTTAGTTTCATTAATGCACATTTTCAATCTCGTTTTGGCACAAAAAAAACGGGGAGCAAAGTCCCCGTTAATTTTTTTAATTATTTATGCACACTTATTGCATACTTCATCTTGATACTCTAACCCAAACATTGTACGAATAATTTTATTCGGCACAAATGACACTTCGCAACGCATACAATCAGTTAGATCATTGTCCGTAGTTTTCTTTGGTAATTCTAAGATCGTATGTGTGTACTTTGCACTAGACGGATAAAAGAAAGATTTTGCAACTTCTCTATTTAAAAAGATACAATTTTTATCCATACCTAACATTATGGATATACCTTCTCTTCTATACGGCATAATGTATTTATCAGGTGCCACTTCAATAACTGCTTTTCTTAGCTTTCTTTTATTGCTTTTATACTCTTTGTATCTATCAAGCAACATATCGGCTAATACATTATTTTCAACATTGCGAATATCTAACCGCTTCCAATCCCAATCGTACAACGCACTTCTAAAAACAATATTAAAATCGTTTTTGTTATTACGGGTAAATTGAAACTCTCCTGATAATATACCTGTAAATATACTACGGATAGCATCATCTTTGCTATCAAAGTTGCCACCTAGTAAATGTGTTTTTACTGGTACGGTATCGTTATTAACTTTACCTCTAGCTACTATTTGATTATCTTTATTTACACTTATGTATTGTGTTTTAAAATGACTCATTTTAACTCCTAACTTTTCAATACTTATAAACATTATAACTGCATATCGCACTTATGCAACTTAAATATAAAAATGGGATCGGGATTGAGTTTTAATGTTAATGAGATGGTCATGTACTTTGACGGCCATATTTGCATATCTTTTTGGTTTCATTAATTGAGATTCTCAATCTCGTTTTAGGGATCACGATCCAAATGGGATTGAAAAAATCTTTTAATGTATTTGCATATCTTTGCTATGCGACTACTATAAGAGTAAGTATTGGACGAAAGTTAGGAAAACAATGTTAAGTGCAAACGGACTTTTCATAATGTTTATCTTTGGTATAGGTGTTGGAATCGCTATTGAGGGATTCCTTAACCTAAGAAAGCTTAGACAAATTGAAAAACAAAATGGAATGACTATTGAAGATCTACAAGATAGCTATAACTTTGCTATCGGTCTTTTATACGAAAACGATGTAGAAAAATTACAAAACTATGTATTTATGACTACACAAGAGGAAAAAATTGCTTATAGAAAAGAGATTGGAAATGAGTGATAATGACAACCTAAAAACTTTCCACTTTGAAATCAAGTACACGGACTTTTATCAAGCCCGAGCTAGATCTAAAGAGGAAGTACAAAAAATGATTGATGATGGTGTTTTAGAGCCATACGATAGCCAATCAAGTACAACGGACATTGAACAACTCAAATGTCAAGAGTGTATTGAGGAAGTTAAGGAGCGAGAAGATCAATGAAATACTTTAGAAAACTTTTTAAAAAGATTCAAAAGGGGTCTTTGAGGGACTTATCTATCTATTGGAAAGAAAGCGACTTAGATGCCGTTGAGGATAGAGTTGACTACATTACTAACCAACGAGATAATAGTGAAGAGTTTGATGCAGGTTATTATCAGGGTCAAAAGAATATGATTCGTGTTATTAATGAGTTGCTTAAATTCTATCAAACTCCAATAGATAACATTATTGAGTATATGTATCGTGATGAAAAGAAACATAGTCAAGAAGAGTGTGGCATGGACTTTGACGATCAAGATCTAATTAACGCCGTAGTTAATTATAAAAACCATAGCGAGTGGGTTATGAGTGGTCTAGTTGAAGTAGAAGATCACATTTTCATATCCATATTGAAATTAAAATATCCACAAGAGTTTGTAGATATGAATTTATTTAAAGGGTACGGGATAGAAGTTTAATCATCTATCCTAACGGAACGATACTAAGAGAGTGGGGGTTAATTCCCCCACTTTTTTTTTGCTTTGATTTTCTCTTTTGCTTTTTTTTTCCATTTCATTATGGCAAATTTTCAATCTCGTTTTCCAGATCAATCGAATCTATGGATTACAAGAAATCTAAAACTTGTGTTGCATATCGTTGTAATGCGTCTAAAATGGTTTTAAGTATTGTTTAGGAAAGGACAAATAATGAAACTAGTAGTTAAATACATAGTTGAAATTGACGGACAAATTAAAGAGGAAAAAAATATTGTTGAAGTTGATTTACCTTATGGACAAATTGACGAGGACGATAGCCGTAAAATAAATCCCGAAACTTCTAACGACTTATTAAGCGTTATGAGTAGAGGAAATATTTATGTGGGCGACGATATTGAGTTTCAAAATCTTACAAAAGAAATTGAAAGTCAAGAAATAATACCCGACTTAAAAATTGGTTTGTGTTCTAACGGACATATATTGAGAGCCGATTATGGAACGGGTGACTATTTCCACCTCTTTAAAGAGGATAGAGAGTGGTTTGATAAGATTGAACATATTTGGAATAGGGAATTTAATTATGTTCACGAGGTTAAGAACAAAGCCGACGATTATTTAGTAGATAATCCAAACCCGACCAAAAATTGCTTACCTACAAATGTTATGGATTGTGCTTTTTGTGGTTGTAATGAGTATTACTTATTAAAAGACCTAATGACACAAGATTTCCAAGATAATGGTTTTGATAATATCCAAAGCTATAACGAGGTATCTTTGGACGAGATTAAGGGTGAGTGTCTTACTTTTCACAAGTACGATAGTGCTATTAGTGAGAGTGGTTATTTGGAAAGAATTAGGAAAGAAAATGGCTTTAAAGAATAATCTTAAATTACAACACACTTGCTTGGGTTGTCATAAAAAGATAAGTACCAAGCAAATCAATACCCATACTCAAATGGGATTTTGTGATCATTGTGGCGAGTACCCTTATGTTGTTGCAAGAGTAAATGCAAAAGGGGAATTACTAGGTGAGTACAACGATATAAGTTGTTCTTTTTGTAAAAAGAATAATCGTTTCTACTTTCCTTATCGCATTATGGAACAAGTAAAAAAATGTAAGGGTTGTGGCGAGATAGCCGTAATCATTGACGAAACTTTTGTGCAAGAGTATCTCAATGACCTACAAGAGAATTTGCACATTATAAGGGGGTGAATATGGGACAAAACACAATAGGAATTGATAAAGGTGTTTATAAAGCGAACATTGAAAATGACATTGAGGAATTAAATTCATTAATCGGCTCTAGGATTTTAGAAGTAAAAGCTTGTAAGAGTGATTATGGATTTGACTTCACTATGTTAAAGACCGATAAGACTTGGGAACAAGACGGAAAACCCGTCTATCTCATAATTAGCCAAGACGCCGAATTAAATGGTGGTGGGTTTATTGGTTTCGCCAATGTTGAGAAAAAGAACTCGCCTTTTGAGTTGGTAAAGTTTAGCGACAAGAAACGAGGTTTTTAACCCCTATACGATACGGAAAAAGCCCCCGACTAGTTCGGGGGTTTTTTTTATGTCTATTGATCTAGCTCGCAGATCAGTATTTTCGTTTATTTTTTATTGCATTATGTCGCATTTTCAATCTCGTTCCTATGGGACTTAGTCCCACTCTCATTTTTTTGAATCGTCTAAGAGCGTTTAAATGGCCTCTTTTTTTGGAAATTGGGTTGCAAACGACCGAAATGCGATTATTATTGAATCAAGTATCAAATAAAGGAAGGAAAGAAAATGCCTAGTTGGTGCAGTAATGATATAACTATCATTGGAACAAACGAGCAACTTACCAAGCTCAAAAAAAAGGTAAAGAATACTAAAAAAGAAATAAAAGAACGATGGGATAGTGCTGAATTGGATTTCAATAAGTGCTTTCCGTGTCCCGAGATTCTAGAAAAGATACACTCGGGTAGTTCTAATATAAATGGAAAACAATATCGTAATTGGATAGAGTTGGATAGCAAAGGAAACTTTGTGGACTTCTTATCGAAAGAGGGTTTCACTTTGTCCATTGGGTTAGAGGATTTCCATATAGAACAACTCGTAGAGGAATATGGTGCAAGTTGTAGTTATGATTGGCAAGTCGCTAACTACGATACCAAATGGGGTGCTACGGGTTTCTTTGGTGCAGATAACGACTTCGAGCTAATCAAAAAAGACAAAGACAACACATTTAACGATTTGTATAAGTGGGAAGTCTTTGGTGATACGGCTTGGGGCGTTGCTGAGGGATTGTGGCAAAAGATTTGCAACGACTTTAGTGTGTCAATGAAAATCCAATTTGGTGGCGAGGTTGAGGCAGGAATATATGTTTGTGTTCCCGAATCACACAAAACCAAAGAAAGTGGTTATGTCGAAATAGACATAAGCGATTTAAGTGTCGGGGCTACTAGTTAGCCCCACACGGAAAAGGATCTGAAGTGTTAAAAAAAATAATTAAAGCAATTTATAAAAGTCTTGAAAAAGACATTAAGAAAATGTTTGAGAGCAAATGGGAATACATGGAGCTTGGTAGTAGCCAAACCGATTTAGTAGAATCTTATGTTCTTAAAACAATAAAAGAAACATTAGAAAGGGAATTGAAGTAGTGCCGTATATAAACAAAGAAATAATACGAGATTTACAAGCCGTTGCGAAGTCGAGCGAATCAATGATCATTGAGGAACTAAGAAAAGATTTAACGCAACTTTTAGCAAGAACTTATGAGAAAGGTGCAGATAGGCGTTCTCATAATGATCTCGTTTAGTGTTAGGGCTGTATCGCATAATTTATAATTTTTTAGATGAAAGCGAAAACAAGAAAGATTTTTGCAAACACGGAAAACATAAAATTATGATTTGTGTGAAATGCGAAAAAGACTTACGCACTAAAGGTAGGTAAAGAATCCCCAGACATCAGATCAATGTCTGGGGTTTTCTTATTGCCGTTTGTTTTTTTGTACATTAGTGCAGATTCTCAATCTCGATTATGCCTATGAGTGATTTGCATTAATATTTAATATGTGTATAATTGAATCAAGTATTGGATAAATGAGAGGATAAGAAATGGGAAATAGAGCAAATACTGTTTTATGGACTAAAGATTCCAACGGACGAATAGAAACAAGCCCAGCGATTTATACGCATTGGAGCGAAGATCTACAAGTCGGTATTAAAAAGCTTAGAGATTATTACGAAAGTAATAAAGATAAGGACGCAGGTTGGCATGTCGAGTATCGTTTAGAGATTCCAAGAGTGTTCCCTAAATTAGTCAATATATTAAGCGAAATGGGTATGAATCCCCAAGTGGAAATGTTTGACTTTAATAAGGACGCAAGAGATCTCCCAACGGCTAACGATATGAGAACAATAGCCGATGATCAAGGGCTACACCTTATAGAGATTCCCTCTTTCGAGGTGACTAATAGCGAATATAAACACGATAGGCGTATGGACTTAGATTATTCACTTAATCTATTGTTTGAGCCAAACGAAGTCGATTTTTATTCCGTTAAGGTCGATAGAGAGAACGGAACGGACTTTGATCTAGAGGAAAACTATAAGATATTAAAAGATTTAATCAAAGGCGAGATAGATTCTTGGCTCGGCGATTTAGGTATCGAAGTTAAATTAGAACTAAAGAAAGCACATAGGGGGTGGAACGACATAACCGATAAATTTAATTAAAAAACTGAAAGATAGAAAGAGGGGCAGAAATGCCCCTTTTTTTTTGCCCTAATTGTTAGATCTTGATCACTCGTATCACCATATCTTTTTTATTACATTAGTGGACATTTTCAATCCCGTTTTTTTGTAATTTTATTATTGCTGATTCTCAATCCCTTATGACGCAGATCTAATCCCGTTTTTTATATTTTTTTTAAACCATTATTGCATTTTTTCAATCTCTGTTATAGTAAAGACGAAAGCTAAATTTCTTTCTCTCTCAAAGATAATTTGCTAATCCAATAGAAAACCCACCTTAACGGTGGGTTTTCAATTTTGTCGTTGGCGACAAGTTAAAAATTGCAGGTTAGAAGTATTTTACTTCTAAGTACCCTCTTAAATTTACAACTAGTTGATCATAAATTGTGAGCATCTCCCTGCAAACTAAAGGGCTAGGTTTTCTTATACTATACACTACATTTAGTATTCAAATTTGTACACATAATACAAATAGTCATCATTATCTAAATAACTTTGTCTAGCCCTAGTGGAGCAGGGGGGAATTGCACCCCCGTAGTAAAGGTTGTTAATTGGGAACACCCTAAACTCGACTATCACTGCCCCTATAAATCTAGTTGTTCTTTAATCCACGAGATTAACTCTTGTGGACTATTAGTCCCTAGATCTTCTAATTTTTTTGACTCCCAATCATAAAAATAATCGGCGTCAACACCAAACTTATATCTACCGAACTTAAATCTAACGGTAGTTTCGTCCTCTTCGTCCTCGATCTCTTCATCTTCAAAGACTTTAGACTCCATATTCTTTAAAATTCCGTCAATATCGTCTAAATCAAAGCCCGTACCCGACAAATCGGTTGTTTCAGTTGCTACTCTTTGTAGAAGATCAACTAACTCACCCTCTTTCCAACCACCTGCAATGGTAAGTTGGTTTGACGCAATCAAGTATGCTTCTGCCTCTTCGTCGCTTTCAAAACTTATACCACAAATAACAGGTACTAACCAATTACCCTCGTCATCAACTTTTATGTTTTTAGGAACAATAGAGTCACTTTCGCTTGATAATTGTTTTAAAGTTTCTAAACGACCGTGACCTGCTACAAGTTTACCCGTAGTTTCGTTCCTTACGGGTGGCTCAGTAAACCCAAATCTTTTAATAGACATATAGATCTCCCCAATGTCATGATCTTTTGGATTTGCGTCAGCAGGTAATATTTCGTCTAATTTTAAATATTCTAATTTCATTTAAAATGGAGCTTCTCCTTCGGCGATCTCCTCTACGGGTCTAGCTTGTGGTTGTGTAGGTTGTTGATTATTTTTTAAAATACCAACAGCACCAAACACGGTAGATACAGCAACCTCGTCGGCTATTACTGTATAATTTTTAGCTTTAGTTCCGTCTTTTTTTTCATAGGTTGATTGTTCTAACTTACCTTTTATTATTACAGGTAAAGATTTAACACCAACCTCAAAACAATCTGCGACATGATCTGCTAAATTGCTATTTCTATTTGGATTATTGAAAACAACAATATCATACCAAGCGTCGTCTTTATCGCTACCCTGATAGATCTTCAATGCTCCTTTAGTGAAAAAGTTTCCACTATTTGCTTGTTTATATTCTATGTTGCATAAAGTACCACTCAATACAACTTCGTTAGGAAACGCCATTACTATCCTCCTCGCTTACTCGTTCCATTACTCTTGTTAAAGTACTGTTAGCCATACCAAACTTTTCAATGTATTTTTCTTTACCACCATTGTTCCACTCCAAATCATATTCAAAGTCCTCGTGCTTTTCTTGTGTACCTTTTAGGTATCTTTCCCTACCAAAATGATACATACCCTCTGCGACACTTTCCCAACCCTGTGACTCAATATACTCTTGTAAAGAACAAGAGTGTTGTTCAAGTCTTGGGACATCTTCTACACTAAGGTCATATCTTTGTATTTCCATAGCAGATGAAAATATTTGACTAGGGTTTGGTGGAAAATTAGCACCACTTTTAAAAGATTGCTCAATAGCTTTTTCTACATAAGTTGCACTAATACCTTTTAAATCGTTATAAACATTTTTGATCGTGTCGTCTGTCCAATTAAAATTCGGCCATTTTAATTTCATAACATGAACTATTTGCGTCCATTCATTAGCAGTCATGAGTTATCAACCTCCTTAGCCCACTCTTGCAATTCGTTGTGACTTTTGTAATGTCCAACTCTTTTTATATTCTTTTGGCGATCTTGATCTGTTATTATTTCAGCATATCTATTCCAACCACCACTTAACGCTTGTGGGGTTGGTCGCTCACCATATTTTATAAAATAATTTAAACCTCTTGTATGTATGTCATCAGCATTACCACCTGCGTCTTGTATTTGCTTTATAGCGTTGTTTATACGCCCTCTTTCGTCTTTAGCAAGACTTTGTTTAAGTTCTTCGTAAGACTTTCCATAAACAACCTCACACATTGCTTTAAACATTTCTGCTAAGTCACTAGCATCTAATTCTTTATTGACTTTAGTTATTTCACTCTTTTGAGTTCTATAAGCCCTTTGTCGTTCTTTATTTTTAGTCCTTTGCTCTAACAAAGCACCGTGATAATCTTCCCAATCGTGTACGATTAAAGATTTTTCTTGTTGGTCTAACCAACCTGTTTCGACTAATGCGTTTACATATTTGTCATTATCGCCATCAAACCTACTAGCTTTAGCAATCATATTTTTGTATCGTGTAAGATCTCCTGTTTCAGCATAATTTAGACACCACCACCATAAATAATGTAAATGCCCTATTGCTTGTGCAGGATGAATTTCTAACAGATTGCTTAGTAAGTCAACTTTTGGATGTTGCGATAGCGTTTCATCACTCTTGATCCAAGCCATGTTGTTCTTTCTCCTTTTCCCAATTACAAAGTAGTCCCTCAACAACTTTTTCTAAATCACTAATCCGTGTTAATAAGATTCCGTCGCCTGTTCCACTTGGCATACATATCATAGCGAAAGGTTTATCGTTTGTCATGCCTTCCGTGTTATTAATTTTTTTTCTTACTTCGTCCTCAACACGAAAAAAGTGACTTGCTATTGTATTTACTTGCTTACCACTTTTAACTTCAAATTGCACCTCCGAGTTCCAAAGCTCTTCATCTAAATTAGACGCACCAAATTCTCTATCGGGTACTTTTAAAAGCTTTCTTGCTCGTTCTTGTAATTTGAATCCTGATTGTTTTGCATCACTCATACGAAAAAGTTTCCCTGATTTTTAGGTTTTTCTACAACAAGCTCCATAAGAGGTTTTTTACTTAGGATCATACTCTTGTTAAAGTCTTCGGTCATTTTTAATTCGTCGTCGTCTGTAATCAAATCTTCTTCGTCAACCCATAAGACCGTACAATCGCTTACATAAGCCCAATCTTTGTCTTGTATATTATGTCTATCGTGGAAAACTATAATTGGAGTCAAACTCATTCGTAGATCTCCCAATTTTCTATAAATCCCTGAACAACATTTTCTATATCACTAATTCTAAACATAACTAAACCGTCACTTGTACCGTCAGGTTTTAAAACTGCTACAAAAGGTTTGCTACCGTGTCCGTATTCACTTAGGTTTGCGTTAGATTGTTCCTCTAACTTTAAAAATTTAGTCCAATGAGTTTGTATTTGTTTACCTGCTTTTACTTCAAACCTTAACGATCCACGCCAATTTTCCTCATTTCCCATATTTGATCGAAACTTTGCATTAGGAATTTTAAGTTGCTTACGGGCTTCATTTTGTTTACGCATACCTTTATTACGAGATCTCTTTCCTCTTTTTTGTGCCTCCGTCCAATTAGAAGTATCTTTTTTATTTTTTTGGCCGATACCTGATCCTTTTCCTTCTTCTTCAGCTTTACGCCTTTTCCAATCGCTGTAAGTTTCGTCAGGTCTTATGTCAAATTCTCTATTGTTCGGTTTCCTTACTTGTCCTGCCATCACTATCCTTTTTCTTTTTATGCTTTAAAATATTTTCAAACATTTCCCAATGTTTTGTTTGTGGTACAGTTGGGCTACCCATTTCTGTCCATAATAGGAAAATATCATTTTTTTGACTTGGTTTTTCAATAAAATTTATAAGATCGTCAACATTTTTAAAGTGATCTATTTCCCTTAAAACTTTTACAAATGTAATAAAAGTATTCCATTCTTTCATTACACTCTCGACACGCTCCATTAACATTCCGTTATACCAATCATATTGCTTACGCTCGTAGATGTATTCAGCTTGTTTTAACAATTCGTTTGTAATTAAACCTCTTAAAGACTCGGGTAAAACACTACCAAACGCTGAGAATTGTGAGGGGCAGTCAGCAACGCAATCAACAAACTCACTAGCATTACAATAGTGGCACTTCTCACTCTCTTTGCGTTCAAACTTATCTTTACTACTCATTACCTAATTCTTTTAACAAATCCTCTGCCGTGTTTATGTCTTCAAACTTTGCTTCGTAATATCCAAATGCGTCAAGAATTTTATTAAATTCTACAGTTAAGCCGTCGTCCTCAACCTCTTGTTTGATTCTTTGTATTTGATCATCGTCTTCGGGTAGTTCATTAAACATTGTTGCATACTCTACTAAGTGAGGATTACGAGTATCGATAACTAAACCTGTTCTTTTACCATTAGCTTTGTCTTGCATAAACTTTTCATACCAATCAAAATTATTATCTTCAAGAACATTGAACATACTTAAACTTTGCAAAAACATTTTAAAACCGTCTAAAGCTATTTGCATACCTTTACTTCTTATAATTTGATCGAGTATGTCCTCGTCGTATTCTAAATCATCTTGCAACGGATCATAATCTTCATTGCTATCGTCACTTTCAAATTCAAACGCTTCGTTTGGGTCAAACATTTAATCCTCTTTCTTTCCAACAATTATCGCAAAAATTTGTGTTATGTGTTTTACCACAAAAAACACACTTTCCTTTATTAAACCTAGACTTTAGCTTACCTTTGCTTATAAGCTCGTCATACCACTCGTCTGTACCGACTCGGGCTTTAGTTTTGTATGACATATATTCATACTACTACTTATTTTAAAAAATTTTTAACTCTTATCTCAATACCAGCATCTAATTTTTTCCACATATCATCAACTTGTGCTGAATACCAATCGTTTCTTTTTTTTCTTTTTATAAACATTTTTAATATCATTAATCGTCTCCTACAAAATTTGGATTACCTTTATAGTCCCCCAAATATTTTTTTTCGTATAGATCTTCCATTGTTAAATAAACTCTTTTAGAAGTATCTAAAACTAAAACTATACCTTTTTTTACTAGCCACCTATAAGGAGCAGTAAACAATCTTTGTTCTAATTGTTTAAGTTTCTCTATCATTTTCAAACCACTCTTTTGGGAAACCCTCTTTTCTTTTAAGTCTTTCCCACCTCCATAGTTCAAACCAATATTTGATCCTTAGAATTAATAACTCAATTCTCTTTGCCATCTATTCCTCCAATCGCTTTCATTTTCCCAACACCACTTACTACTATTCCAATCACGCCATTGTGTTCTGCCGTAAATATCTTCGGCAAGAATTGACGCCATGAGTATATTGTAATATGGGGTAAATTGGACTTTTGTTTGTTCAAACCCAATATCGTGTTTGTAAGTTTTGTTTTCCGTGTATGGTCGTCCCCAACGCATGATTACCCACTCGTCCCACATTGGTAGATCATACTCTTCGGCTACCCAATTCCATGTCCAAGACACAAATTGCATAACACCTGAGTCGCCGTTGTCTTTACGATAAGCAACAGATTTACCTCTGCTCTCACACCAACCTATGCGAACTGCCGTGTCAATATTTTCTTTATCGAAATGCTCTACATATAAGTCTGCATATTGTTGCATTGACTCGGGAACATATTGGTTGCATTGTAAGTGATTGCTAATTACTTTTGACTCGTCAAAACCAAGTGGTAAGACACTAGCCAAAAATATCATACACTCGGCAATCATACCTTTATTATACTCGTCTTTCCCCGTCGCCTAGATTTATAGCCCACTTTGGAGCATTACCTAAGTTTGTATCGATAACTTGTAGCTTTGGCTCACTATCCCACTCTTTATGTGTAAAAGTATCTCTTGCTAATTCTTTATCCATACCTTTTTTGTTAGCAACGGCGTCAAGACCTCTAAGTTTTGGTACAAAAGTATTACCTACTATTGCAATCAAATTGTCTAAAGCGTCGTCACTTAACTCTTTGTTTGTCGCCCATTGTAAAAGTTTGCGAACATCTTGGCTTGTAGTCTTATAACCTTTACTAAAATTAAAAACTTTATCGCCGATCTTTAATGCTCCTTTTTCCTCTACATCGTTAGCCATTTTATTATCTACAAATTTATTAATTTTTGTAGTGCTATCTTTTGCTTCAAGACTTATACCTCTTGCTACAAATAATTCTTTTGGCTCTTGTATGGCTTGTAGTTCCGTGTTTGACAGATCCTCTTCGCCACTTTTAGCAATATCCCAAATCAAATCTCTCATTGTTCTTTGACACCTGCTATATCTAAGTTCAATGAATAATGGCTTGACTTCATAGTTTCCTCAACACCTTTTATTGCATTTTCCTCACTATTTGCTAATACAGTTTTATGTCCATTTATGAATACTTTGTATTGTTTCATTGGAAGACCTTTCGTGTATGCCAATGTCTTTTATCTAACTTAGGGAGCATTGGTCTTATGCTAACTAATTTCATAGTATCGCAACCGTCCCACTTCATATTATTTTCGCAATAATAGTCAGCTATTGACTTCCTATTGCCCTCAAATGTATAAACGGTAATTAGATCACTATCTTTACTATTCCAATAATGATAAGTAAATTTAAACCAAATGACTCTCTTACCATTTATACGCCAATTTAATATTTTCTTTTTCATTACTCTCTACCTATTAAGAGAACTTCAAAATCGTTTTGATCTCGTCGTTCATCAACTTCCTCAACCCAAAAGTTAGGATCGCCGTTGTCAATTTCCTCGACAACACGAACACTAGCGTTTGGATTGCACTTGCTTAATTGTTTAATTAAGTCTTTAACTTTCATTGTTTCCTTTCCAACAATCATTACAAATGTTTTGTCCTGCGAACAAACCTTTTATTTGTAAAAAATGTTTATGCTCAAAATGAATCATTGAGCCACACGCATAGCAATTATGAAACCAACCACAACCTTTGTGCTTGACAAAGAAATCCTTACGACCTAGATCGTTTTTTCTTTCAATTACTTTTGTGTTTTTTATGTCCATTACTCACTTCCAAAATAGTCAACAAACTCTTCTTTTGCAATTTGTTCACCAACTATCCAACGATTAGCCATACCATATTCTAAATCTTTGATATAGCCGTGTGAGTCACTTACAAACTCGTCAATCGCAAATTGTGTAAGCTCGTCACGATTTTTACCTTTAGACGCAACCCTAAAAGTAAATTCCATCATAAATGCTTTATCCTCTTCGGGTTGTTTCATTGCACGATCAAATGCTCCATTGTAAGTGTCGCCGTCTTGCACTTGGTCTAAGTCAATAGTTGCAACTTGGTTTAAGTCCCAATGTTTTTCTAATTCCTCAAACTTAGTTGCAGTTTCCTCAGCAATCTCTTCGTCGTCAAAATTACCACTTTCATTCAACCAATTATTGTGAGCTTTTATAAGAGATGACTTAGTACCTGTTTCATAGACACATCTTTCCCCTGCGTTTCCGTAGTGGATTAATTCCCATATTTCTAATTGTTGACTCATGCACCCTCCATAACTTCTTCATTAGCAAGTAAATGCTTTTGATTTTGTTTAAGAAGATCAAACATTGATCTGCTATTGTGAGCAATTAGGTTTACACCCGTTGAGTACTCAGCGAAAAAATACACATTGTCGTCGCTATCGTCGGTATGAAAACCGAATATACAATATGTATCTAATTTTATTTTTGTTAAATCCATATCAACATCATCGTAGTAGCCATTTATTAGCCAATAAGATTCAGCGATATGTCCTGCTTTTTCAAAGTGAACACAACCACCACCACTACCATAGATACCGATGTCATTGCGTTCATTTAAGTCTTTTACGGCAGGGTCTAAAGCTTTAGACTCTTTGTCGTAAATAGGTTGTTTTTTCATATTTTTCCTTTGTTCTATACTTAGTGCTAAATAACTGCCTATGGGTAGTTGCCTAACACATAAGGGTAGTATATAATGTATATGAGAAATAGGCAAGTATTGGAGGAAGAAAAAATGCCAAATAAACCAAATGAATGGGAAAGTCCCGATCAACCATTGGGCGTACAAGAGATAGCAGATCTTCTTGGATATTCAAGAACAACTGTATCAAGTTGGCGTCAACGCAAACAATTTCCACAACCAGACGCAGTTGTTTCTGGTGGAAATGTAGCACTATGGAAAAAGTCTAGTGTAATTACTTGGGCTAATGCTACGGGAAGAAACAAGTTAAAAGTATCTTGTTAAAAAAGTGTCGTACATTAAAACTAATATTAAGGACGCAATGGACACCGTCTTTGGTCAACATGGTTGGCGAGATGTTAGTTATAGATTAGGAGAGAATAATCAAATGAGCGAAAGCAATGAAATTGTCGTTGAAGAGGTTGTCAAAGTAGATGACCAAACCACCGACATACAAGTAGTAGAGGAATCAAATACATTAACTCAAAATATATTTGGTACAACAAATCCTGCTGACTTTGTTAAGAAGTCACAAGAGTATGCTAAAGCACTTGTTGATGTAGTTGAAAATCAACAACTCTACGCAAATATACAGAATAAAAAATATGTGACCTTTGAGGGTTGGCAGTTCTTGGGATCAATGCTCCCGACAGCAATAACACCTCAAACTGAATATGTTAATGAAATAAAAGACGAGAATACAGGGGAGATCTTAGGATTTAAAGCTCGTGTTCTTGCTCTTGATGTAAACGGTAATCAAAGAGGGGCTAGTGAATCAGTATGTATGTATGCTGAAAGAAATTGGGCAGGTAAAGATGCAAACCATCTTATGTCTATGGCACAAACTCGTGCTAGTTCTAAGGCGTTGCGTATGGCTTTATCCTCAATAGTTAAACTTGCAGGGTACGAGCCAACACCAAAAGAAGAGATGGACGGTATTGATAGCACAAATAATTTTGCTAAAACACAAACACCAACTCAACCTGCACCGACTCAACCTGTAGCACAACAAAGTGACACGAGTGATATAAAAGCGAGTCCAAACAAAGCAGGAAGTGAAGCACAATTAAGGTGGGTTAAAAGTTTAATCAACTCTAATAGTGAGAGCGACTATGCAAATGATGTTGAATTGCTAAAACAAATAGCCGACGGATCAATATCAAGTGCAAAGTGTGACGAGATTATCAAAGCGTTAAGAAAATAAAATGGTCGGCTCAAACGATAGCTTTGAGCAACGAAATGTAAATAATAAAGTTGATCGTGCTGATCAAAGTATGATCAACTATTTACATAGTAGAAACTTTGTAGCTAATAAAGAATTAAACGAGCTAACCGATGAACAACAGGGTAGCTACGCTAAAACAGGGTTTGACCCCAAGACTAATTACTTACCAAGATATTGGGACTATGTTGATTTATGGGAAATACCCGATTACATAATTGTCCCAAAGTTATCACACAAAACATTTTTTAGTGAAGTAAAAGGAACTAATAAGTTTAAGTTAAGTGACTTTGAGGGCATGACTCGTCTATATAATGATGTTCAACATTTAAACGACACTATTAAATATAGAAAAAGATATATTGAAGTTGGAGTATTTTTGTTTTTAACTAGAGAAGATCAACCGACTAAATATTTAGATTATGAAGATTTAAAGCTAATGTGGGATAGTATCGACGAATTAAAAAGTTATCCCGAAAAAGATAAAGACGGAAATACAAAACACTATAAGGAATTAAAAATATGATTATAAATGCTGATTGTTTTGAAATATTACCTGATATACCCGACGAGTCTATACAACTTATTTATAGTGACTTACCGTATAACGAAACGGGTAATAAGTGGGACAAAGACATAATTGATCTTGATCTGTTGTTTAAAGAGTATTTAAGAATACTTAAACCCGACGGAACTATTGCAATGCACTCAACTATGAGATTTGCAAACAAATTGATCAATACTGTTCCCGAGTACTACAAGTATGAATGGGTTTGGGAAAAAGATAATGGTACAAACTTTGTAAGCTCCAAGTATCAACCTCTTCGAGTACACGAATTTATTTTAATATTTACTAAGGCAAGAGTGACTTATGGAAAGACTCTTGGCGTAAAGTACAACCCACAAATGACAAAAGGTAAGCCGTATAGTCAAGTTTCGGGTAAAAGTAGTGAGAATTGGAAAGGTAAACCACTTAAAAATGTTCGTACACACAATCCTACGGGCGATAGACACCCAAGAACTGTAAAATTTTTTAAAAGAGATACCCCAAAAGTTCACCCGACACAAAAACCCGTAGCTTTAGCAGAGTTAATTGTTAATAGTTATACTGATAAAGGTGACATAGTTTTTGATAGTTTTATGGGTAGTGGGACAATAGGAGTAGCAACAAAGAAAAATAAGCGTAAGTTCTTAGGTATAGAGTGGAACTTAGATTATTTTAACATTGCAAAAGAAAGGTTGAATGGGACTTTATAACGGGGATTGTTTTGATTATTTCAAAACTCTTGATAGTGAATCTATCGATTTAGTATTTACTGACTTACCTTATGGTACGACAAATTGTAAATGGGACACAATTATTGACTTAGATTTAATGTGGTCGGAGCTTGATCGGTTAGTAAAAGATAACACACCGATACTTTTTACGGCGTCACAACCATTTACAAGTACGCTAGTAAGTTCTAACTTTGAATGGTTTAGACACGAGTGGATTTATCAAAAGATTGCAGGTAGCAACTTTGCACAAGCTAAGTATCAACCAATGAAAGAACACGAATCAGTTTTAGTATTTGGTAGAAAAAAACCTAATTATTACCCGATCAAAGAAGAACGACGAGGATCTGGAAGTCAAAGAGCCAAATACAAATATAGCGACAAATCGAGAAAAGCCGTTGGTGAGTTTATTAGTTCGGGTATAAACGAGGGTACTTACAACCCTGATAAAGATTCAGGTAATGAAAAGCTTAGATACCCAAGCTCCGTACAACTATTTAACAATCGGGCTAAAGGAGATCGAGGACTACACCCTACACAAAAACCACTAGCAATGGCCGAGTATTTTATTAAAACATATTCGCAAGAGTTAGATAATGTTTTAGATTTTACTTTTGGAAGTGGCACTACTGCTTTAGCTTGTTTGAATCTAAATAGATATTTTTATGGAAGTGAAACCGACAAAGAATATTATGATATAGCAGTTGAAAGATTATGGAATTAAATTTAATTAACAAAGATGTTTTTAAAGGATTGAAAGATTGTGAGTCTAAATCCGTCGATATGGTTTTACTTGACCCACCTTACTATCGTGTAGTTGATCAAACTTGGGACAAGCAATGGTTTACTTTTGATGAATATAGAGAGTGGTTTATCTATTTTTTAAATGACTTAGACAAAGTTGTTAAGCAATCAGCTACTTGTTGGGTATTCGGTATGCCTTATCAATTAGCAAAACTTTTACCAGACTTTGAATACTATGGTTGGACATTCAAGCAACAAATTGTCATTGATAAAGGTTTAAAGAGTGTGGCAGGAAGATCTGGTGAGTCTTTAAAACAATTTCCTACTGCTACCGAGCATATTTATATGTTTTTCAAAGAGAGCCGACCGATAATTAGAAATATATTACAACATGAGAGAAAAGTTATGGGTATGAGTGGCGTAGAAGTAAATAAACATTTAGGTAAAGCGACAAGTGGAGGTGGTACATTTAGCACGATTGCTTCAACCAAAAAGCCACTAGAGTATTTAAACTACCCAACAAGAAAAGATTGGGTCAAGCTACAAGAAATCTTTGATCTTCCCGAGTATGACGATTTAGTTTACACATTTAATTCTTTTTCAGGTTTTACTGATGTTTGGAATGATTTTGATTTTTACAAAATTAAAAACAAAATACATCCGACGCAAAAGCCCGTTGAACTTTATGAACGAATCATAAGAACAGGACGAGCCGATCAAGTCGTGTTAGATTGTTTTTTGGGTAGTGGATCTTCTTTGATAGCAAGTCAAAATCTTGAAGTTAGCAAGTTTATAGGTATCGAAATAGATGAAACTATGATAAATAAAGCAAAGGACAGATTCACCCTGCATATCACCGATTTGCAATCCTAACTCTTTTCTGCTAAACTTAAAAAGAGAGAGAAAGGAGACACATTGGCGAAACCTCGTTTAGTGCAATTTACCTGTGCAGGTAGTCGTTGGGACGAAAATGATTGTGATGAAAAAACAGTAATCAACATGAATGACCCTGACGAAGCCAAGACGGTAGATAACGGGTATGGACGAAACTTCTATACTTGTGAGTCGTGTAAGGAGATCATTGATCTCAAAGTTAAGTTAATGGAACAAAAAGCACAAAAGTTGTTTTTAGAAATATTTAACAAATA